CTAATGCAATGCCCTGTGGTGTAATTGGTAACACGATTGACTCTGGATCAATTGTTTCTGGTTCGAATCCAGACGGGGCAGCCAACCTTGACGCTCAGGCGAACCAAACCCGCTTGATGCAGTGGGGACTAACGCCTTACAGTTATCTGTAGGGCGTTTTTCATTTTTGGGAGGTTTTCCGGGCTCTGCGGCTGGCAGTGTGCAGGAGAGACTTTCCATGGCGGGCTGGTCGATATACATCTTGATCTCTATCTGGTCATCATAAACTATTATTTCTTTGATAAGGGCTCTTATCAGGGCCTTCTGCGCGTCCGGAGGGGCCTGTTCGATATATTGCATGGCGAGCTTGAGGTTCGAGTGCAGGAATTCTCCGGAATGCGCGGCTATCTGGGCAACGCTCTTTTTCGCCTGCAGTTTTTCCAGCTCGTCTTCCAGCCTGAATATCTCATCATCTAGTTTCGTCATCTTATCCTTGTATGTCTTGCCCTGCGATACTTTGCCGTTCATCGCCAGATCAAGAAGCTTATTCGCTTTTTCCCGGGCGCCTGCCAATTTCTTCTGCAGAGGTTTGATTAGTTTTTCGAGATGCTCCAATTTGACCTGAGAATCCAGAATCGCCTCGCCGATTGCTTTTATGATTATCTCCTGGTCCCTGGATGCCCGTTTGAAATAATCGATCAATGCGTTATCGAATCCTCTGGCAGAGAATCGAGATACATCGCAGCCTAATTTCTGTTTGGACCTTCCACATACATAATAATAGAATTTTTCGGAATGGCCGTTGCCGCTTTCGCAGACATAATGACTGCCGCATTTACCGCACTTGAGCATGCCCGCCAGAAGATATATATATTCCCGGGGCCGTTTGGTGAAACGGTGCCCGGGCATTTTTATGCTCAGCATCTTATTTGCTTTCTCCCAGAGTTTCTCATCCACAAGAGCGGGATGCGTGCCTTTGTGAAGTTCATCGCTGTATTTTATGTAGCCTTTATGGAAAGGATTTTTTATGAGCCAGGCCACGGTTTGTTTGCGCCATACTTTTTTGCGCGGTGTTTTTATTTCCCGGCGTATCAATTCATTGGCGATATCATAAAGCGATTTGTTGTCCGCGGCCATTTCCCAGATGAAACGTATCTTACGCCCTATTTCGGGATCGATGATGATTTTGTGGGGCTGTCTTCCGTTCGGCAATGGATCGCCGTTGGGTATTAATTTATAGCCGAAAGGCACGTTGCCTCCCACCCATTTACCCTGCCTTACCCTGGCTATGCAGGAAGCTTTCACGCGCTCGCCGGTGAGCTCCCGTTCAAAAGCTGACAAAATTCCGAGTATGCCGATTACTACCCTGCCTATGGCGGTTGAGCTGTCGAGATTTTCTCTTACCGATACGAAATGGATCTCTTTGGCCCTGAATAAGTCAATAAGCCAATAAAGGTCCCGGGTATTGCGGGTTAAGCGGTCGAGGCGGAAGAAGATAATTCCGTCGAACGACCGCTTTTTGTTTATATGGTCGAGAATCGATTGGATGCCGGGACGATTAAGGTCTTTGCCGGAATAACCGTCGTCTATTACCACGCCTTTTTTTCCGATATCGGCGAGCTCATGCCCGAATGCGTCCAGCATGTTTTTGCAGTGATAAGCCTGGGCGTCAAGGGTGGTAAAGTCGCCCTGCGCCTGGTCGTCGGTGGAACAGCGAGTATAGATTATGTATCGTTTTTTCTCCGCTTTTTTGTTGTGCTTTATCATGATTATTCTTCTCTTTTAACAACACCCCTATAACAAAAAGATGTATAAGTCAAGCTATATTAAGGGCTTTTCCCGCTCTCAAAAAGTGACCTACAATAGAGGTGTTCTATCCGTATATACAGATTTTCTGGCTGAAGTGTGCGAAAAAAATTGTCTCATTTCGGAAACGAAATCTGTATATACGCGGTAGAGGTGAAAAATATGGGACAGCGGATAAGCACAATTTTCAATAAGCGATTCGGAGGCCGGATCCGTATAGTTTACGCGCAAAAGTCATCTGCATCGGAGAAACAATTCCGGAACGGCGAACTCTGCAAGGCAATAATAAAAGTTTTATCTGGCATTTTAGGCAGGGAGCCGACTCAGAGAGAGCTACTGGGCATTGATGACATATCCAAAGAAATAAAAAAACACAAGTAATTCAACTCTCGACAGCCCTCCGTGAGGCTAACCCATAACACCCGTTGTCTGATAAGACAATTTCCGTTTGGGAAATCAAGGGGGAGGTGTTTTGAATTACGGAGGGCTATTTGAGAGTTGGGAAATAGCTGTCGCAAAGAGGTTGATCGATGAGTACAGAAAAGCATGGAGCTGTCTAGAGAGGGAAGGATTTGATGACCTGTTGCAGGAATGCCTCGTCCACTGGCTGGATGTCCGGGATGAATACGACCCCGGTCGGGACGCGTCGAAGCAGACTTTCATGGCAAAGGTCATCAGGAATAAGCTCGGTAATATCGTCGAGAAGGCAACGGCGGAAAAACGCAAGACGATTTACGAAAGCATCTCTTTGGATAAGCCCCTCAACGACGACGAAGACGAACCTGCCTTAAAAGATAAAATCCCTGATACCAAAAGCATCCCGCCGCAGACCCATATAGGACTCAAGATAGGACTTTCCAAAGCATACCAAAAATTAACACCACAACAAAAGAAACTGTGCAAGTTGCTGGGCGAAGACGGCCTAAGCGTGACCGAAGCCAGCAAGGAGATGAAAAAACACCGAAGGCATTTATACCGTGAGATAGCCAGGATCAGGGAGGTTTTCGAAAAAGAAGGGCTTAAGGATTACCTGTAATTTTTTTTGAAGTAGGCTGTCACACTTTGGCGATGAAATCTGTATATACGCAGTGAGGAGATTCAAGATGACCGATGTATGCAAATTCAAATTCCACGAAAGTATAGGCAAAAAAGCTATCGAGAAGCAGATAGCCCGGGCAATCGAGACTGCCGAATACACCTTTGGCCAGGCCAAGGTAAGGCTTCATGCAGGGTATCTGGCTACGAATGATAAGGCGGTTATCGATGCCTCAAGTGAGGTCGGCGAATATATCGCTCAAATATTTATCGGCTTGATGACCCGCAAACTCGGTGAGGATAAGTTTACCGTGGAAAGAATAAGGAGGCAGGACGAATTATGAAGGTCACCAAAGGGTTAAAGAAACTTTACAAAGGGCTTAGTTGGTATAACCAGGACAGGCTTCTGGAGGCAAACTGCAAACAGCGAAAAAGGAAGGTGATAAAAAATGAAAAGCGCTGATCAGGGAGATCTTTTTCTATCCAAGGAGAAGCAGTTGTTGAAGTGGTGCAAACAAAAGAAGGTTTTTTCGAAGGCGGAGGTCATAGCTTACGGTACGAAGAATTATTATTTGCGGGCCGACAGGACAATTAGGGATTTTGTCCAGCGAGGCATAGTGAGGAAGTTGGGCAAGGATGAGTGTATCCAGCGGAACCTGAAAGGCAACATGGCCTGGTATGAACTTGTAACTACATAAATACGACGGTCCTACAATATGGCAAGAATTAGATATCTAAAACCGGATTTCTTCAAAGACGAAGATATAAAAGAATTGCCCTATGAGGCAAGGTTGTTCTATCAGGGCCTATGGGTTCAGGCGGACCGCGAGGGGCGTGGCGAAGACCGTCCGGAGAGGCTTAAGATAGAAATCATGCCCTATGATGAGGTCAATGCCGAAGAAATAATGCAACTTTTGGCTCATCATAAGAAGAACGGTAAAAGACCGTTTATAGTCCGTTATGAAATAGACGGAGAGAAATATTACCAGATAATCAACTGGCAAAAACATCAAAAACCACACAAGACAGAGCGGGACAGCGATATCCCGCCTCCGCCTAAAGAGCTTTTAACCGTTAAGCAACCGTTAAATAACCGTTGTCCTACGAATATCTCAGTTGGGAATGGGGATGGGGATGGGAAAGAGAATGGAAAAGAGATAGTTAATAAACAGGCTTCGCCAGTTTCCGCCGTTTCTTCAAAAACCAAAGAAGCTTTAGATTCCGTATATAACCAGGGATTCAATATTTATCAGCTTATCAATAAATTCAAGAAAGACGCAAAATGGCGCAAGGATGAGAATATCCCGGATGAGGTTTTAATTAAGATATGCCAGCAGTATCAGAAGGACAAGGGCAGAATCAGCCAGCCCTATCCTTGGTTCATCAAAGTGCTCAAGATGGAAAGTTCGGCTTACTTTGCCCGGGTGAATATAGAGCGGGGTAATAAATTCAAGAAGGAAGGCATTGGGAAGATGGCAGATATATTGAGACAGATTCAAGAACACGCGAATGAATAACAGAAAGATAATGGAAAAGATATTCCCGACCATATTGATTGTGCTTGATATTGCTTCAGCTATTGTTTATGCCTGTGGTGGGGACATTAGACACACGATTTATTGGATAGCGGCGGCGATGTTAACGGCAAGCGTGACATATTGAAAGAGGTCATTGTATGGATGAATGGGGAAAATGTTTACGAAGAATTCAACATGCTGGATATAACCGTTTTTATCGTCATCAAGATAAATGGTTTGGAAAATTGTCGACCATATGCAACACATGGCGCAAGTATTATTACCAAATGGAAGGCTCAAGACAAAAGACCCCCAGCATTGTAAGAAAATGTAATACATGGGAGGAGTGCTTCAGGCGTTGCCTTAAAAAATGGAACGATAACCGACGGCATGATGGATGGGCTAAGACGCTTGAGAATATCAGGAGCAACTGGCGGGACAGAAGCAAAAGAATTAAAGGAAGAGGCATAAATGGGAAACGATAACGAAATCATAGGGATATCGGACTTAAAAGAAATGCTGAAGAAGCAAAACTACCGTTGCCCTTTGACAGGTAATTTGCTTACACCTGTTAACTGTGCGATGGATCATATCGTGCCTTTATGCAAAGGAGGATCTCATACAAAAGATAACGCTCAGCTGGTCACAACCGAGATTAATAAAGCCAAGGGAGGGTTGCTTGAGGAAGAATTTATAGAGTTGTGCCGTAAGGTGGTTGACTATGCTGACAGAAAACGCACACAAAAATAATGGGTCCTTCCCAGGGGGGCTTGGGCCGAGGGTGTGGTCAGGCGCACTCTGTCAGTGATTTTGGGTTTGAAAAGTGATGTCGTGGTCATATGGGTCGTAGGGCAAGGAAGTGGCAACCAGGGGGCAAAACGCTTGAAATACACTGTAAATAAAGGGGTTATGGACTTAGCATTTATGTTCAAAAGGAGGCAAAAATGGCAAAAATCAACGTAAAACCGGACATTTTGGAAGTTAAAATGTCCGATTTAAAACCAGCACCCTACAATCCACGGGAGATCTCGGATGGGGCCCTTGCGGGCCTGCGGCACTCACTTGAGAAGTTCGGGTTGGTGGATCTCTTGGTGGTTAATAAGCGCAACATGCGGATTATATCAGGGCACCAGCGGTATAAGATTTTACAGCAAGAGGGTGTCGAGAATGTTACTGCAATCATGGTGGATCTTGATGAGGTTTCTGAAATGGCTATGAACGTGACACTGAACTCTCAGGAGATCGTAGGATCATGGACACAGGCCATTATTCCTCTTTTAGAGAAATTACGCACTGAGGCTTCGGATGATTATCTTGCGCTTCGCATGAAGGAACTGCGGGATGAAGTTTCGGAGTTCGAAGAAGAAAACACAGGAGCTGGCAAAACATTGCCCGATGATATCCCGGAGCCGCCGGAGGAGCCTATTACCAAGAAAGGCGATTTGTGGCTTCTGGGAGAACACCGGCTTTTGTGTGGTGATGCAACTTGCGAAGAGGATGTGGCAAGGCTTATGGCTGGTAATAAGGCAAGTCTGTTTGCAACGGATCCACCCTATTGTGTTGATTACACAGGAGCTGACAGGCCGACAGGCGGCAAGGACTGGTCGGATGTATACCATGAAGTAGATATTCCCGATGCAAAGAAATTTATAAAATTGTTTTATAAAGTGGGACTTCAATATGTAAAAGAAAACACCGCCCTATATCTATGGCATGCTTCAAAGCGCAAAGCAATAATCGAAGAAGTCTGTGATGAATTGAAGTTGTTGCTTCATCAGCAGATTATCTGGGTAAAGCCCTGCGCCATACTCACTTATTCTTTTTACTCCTGGCGACACGAGCCGTGCCTTTTGATGTGGATAAAAGGACAAAAACCGCCTTACAGGCCGAAAGATAAATCCATCGGAAGCGTCTGGATGATAGATTTATTAAGGTCAGGTGATCCAACTAAACCCGAATATTATTCGGATATCTGGGAGCTGGATTGGGAAGGCAAAAAAAGAAACACCGGAATTAAACACCCAACAGTTAAACCCACGGAAGTGTTCGCTATTCCCATGAGAGTGCATACTGCGCCGGGCGATATCTGTTATGAGCCATTTTGCGGTTCAGGCTCGCAGATTATTGCCGGGGAGCGTCTTAACAGGCGTGTTTTTGCGATGGAGATCGAACCTATATTTTGTGATGTTACGGTCAAGCGATGGGAAGAGTTCTCAGGCAAAAAGGCCATTTTGGAGGAAGGTCAGTGACAGAAAAGAAACAAAACCTGGCAGAGATTGCTCGCAAGAAAAGGCATCTTTATTTGATCGAGAAGATGCAGAGCAGAAAACCTTTGTCTAGTCAGGAGATTGCGGAGCTTGAACAATTCGAGGCAGAACCCTTGGGCCCTGCGGTTGTCAAGACAATGGAAGAAGTTGCCAAAGTTATGGATGTTGCCTACAGGACCGTTCAGCGTTGGAAAAAAGACGGTATGCCTGCTACCAGGGAAGGCTTTTATGATCTTGACGAAATCAAGGCCTGGTATGAACAGCGCAATGTAGACCAGGCCGAAGACAGGGCTTATTGGAATACGAAGATCCTGAAATATAAAGCAACCTTGCTTGAGTTGGAGGTCAAGAAAGCAACCGCCGAGTTGTTGCCCCGTGATGAAGTGGAAAAAGGTCGAATCGCAAGGATCGTTGCGATAAAAAGATCCTTCCTTGCCCTACCAACGAGGCTTGCCCCGGTTCTGGCGATGAAAGAACCCAGGGAAATCGAAGCCGAGTTATATGAGGCAATAATAGAGATTATAGAGGAATTTGCCAGAGATGATGATAGTGAGGAAACAAGACAGGAAAATCTGGACACCCGAGGAGAAGCAGACGTGGAAACCACCGGAGAAGATAACAGTCAGCCAGTGGGCTGATCTTTTTCGTTATCTTAATCCGATTACTTCAGCTGAACCGGGCCGGTGGAAGACTCAAAGGACGCCTTATTTGGGAGGCATCATGGATGCTTTCACCGATCCTTTTGTCGAAGAAATAAGCGTTATGGCCGCTTCCCAGGTTGGTAAGACCGAGGCCATGTTTAATATGCTTGGGTTTATCATTGATCAGGATCCGGGGCCTACACTTGTGGTCTTGCCGCGCGAGAGTGACGCAAGGAGTGTTTCCTGCAACCGGGTTCTGCCTATGATTCAAGGTTCTTACGCCCTGCGTCAGCATCTTCCCAGGCTTTCGGATGACATAACGAGGCTGGAATACCATTTAGACAGGATGATTTTGTATTTTGCCGGATCGAACTCGCCTGCTGACTTAGCCTCTCGGCCTATCCGTTATCTTTTTTTGGATGAGATCGACAAATATCCCAAGTTCTCGGGCCGGGAAGCTGATCCGATAAAACTTGCCAGCGAACGTCAGAAGACATTTTGGAACAGAAAGACGATCAAAGTATCCACGCCGACCACAAGGGATGGTTATATCTTTAGGGAGTATGAGAAATCGGACAGGAGCCGCTTTTATGTACCCTGCCCTCATTGCGGCAAATATCAGGTTTTGGTGTTTAACCAGATCAAGTGGCCTAAGAGCGAGAAATCAGCCGAGCGTATCAAAAACGAACGCCTTGCCTGGTATGAATGCTATCACTGCAACAAGCACATAAAAGATTATCACAAAAACAAAATATTGTTGCGAGGGAAATGGGTGCCGGAAGACGCCGAGCTTGATGATGATGGAAGCGTCTCGGGAAATATTATCAGAAGCAAGCACAGGGGGTTCTGGATTAATTCCCTCTATTCCCCATGGCTTAGATGGAGCGATATCGCTAGCGAGTTTATGAAGTCAAAAGATTATATCGAGCTTTTGATGAACTTTGTCAATTCATGGCTTGCCGAGGTCTGGGAAGAAAAGATCGAAGAAACCACTGTCGATAAGATAAGAGTTCTCTCACGCGAGTACGACCAAGGTATTGTGCCGGATGACGTGATTGTATTGACTGCTGGGGTAGACGTCCAGAAAGACCATTTTTATTATGTGATCCGCGGCTGGGGTTATTATGAAGAGTCTTGGTTGATCAGGGCCGATCGTGTCGAGTATTGGGAAGATATCGTAGATGTACTCTTCAATACGGAATACAAACGGTTATCGAACAACGAGACTTTGCCGGTATACATGAGCTGTATCGATTCTGGGTACCGCACCGATGAGGTGTATAGATTCTGTCGTCAGTGGTCGGATAGAACAAAAGCCATCAAGGGACAGGAAGAACTTGCAGGCGGCCGCTTCTATAGGGCTTCGAAGATAGATATTAACTCAAGAACCGGCAGTGTTATCAAAAGCGGTTTGGTTTTATGGAATTTGAACGTCAGTCAGTATAAGGATAAAATCAATCGCTTGGTAGCGACTCGAGATCCTCATAAATGGCATATCTTCAGGAATCCAACCGATGAATATTTAAACCAGTTTACCTCAGAGCATAAGGTTTTGGTGCGAAACAGAAACACCGGCCGTGCCAAGGAGGTTTGGCAGAAGAAAAAAACAGCGATGGCAATTCACTATCTTGACGCAGAAGTCTATGCAGTCGCCGCGGCAGACATTATCAGGGCTTTGAATATCAGGAAAGACGAGTCAGTCAAAGTGCACCAACGGATAGTCGATCAAGATACTAGCCGTGGGAATTGGATCAAAAAACGTGAAGGAAGCTGGCTTTAAATGGGCAAATGGCTTGAGAAAAAAAGCAATTGGCTAAGAAATGACACTGACTTTAAGCAAGAGCAACCAGAAAAATCGACAAAAGACAGCCAAAGCTACGGAGTCGTATTTATTCCTTTACGATGCCCAAAGTGCAACAGCAAAAATGTAAAATGTTATGGCTCCCATCCTCCAATTCGTTATCACTACTGCAGAGAGTGCAGATATAATTTTAAGTCTGTCGAGAAAGATTATGAAAAATAGATTTTCCATTTTGTAGTAACGACTATTTGAAACGAAGGATTATTTTAAGTAATATAGGATTATAGATTTTTGCGCCAGGGCCTGATCAGCTCTTAAGCGCGCCCAATAGTCAAAAAAGCCCGTACTCGTGCACGAGCGAGATATGGGCTTTTTTATTGGGATATAAAAGGAGATCGTTGTGAGCGCGCCTTCAAAACAAGAAATGCTCGATAATCTTGAAACTGCCATAAACGCAAGAATGACAGGCGGAGCCGTGCAGTCCTACTCTATCGGCGGAAGAAACCTTCAATATATCAGTATTAGCGAATTGATAAAGTTACGCGACCAATTGCGAAAAGAAATCGCAGGATCAAAGGATACCACAACATACGCAGAGTTCGATAATCCATCATGAAAAATAAAAAGAAAATATCGGAAAAGTTGTCATCCGGAATAGACAACGTCATTTCGTTTTTCTCCCCCAAGGCTGGGTTTAAGCGAAGGATGTATCGGGAGGCAATCAATGTTTCGCATAAGTTCGGCTCTTACAAAGGAGCGAGCAGAAATCGTTTGCGTTCTTCCTGGCTTCCGGGAGGGGGTTCGGCAGACCATGACCTGCTTCCTGAGTTAGCTGATATTCGGGAGCGTAGCCGTGATCTAAATAGAAATGACGCCCACGCCGCAGGGATTACTTCTACTATGACCACGAATGTCATCGGAACGGGCATCAGGCCTCAGTGCAGGATGGATAAGGATTCCCTTGGCATAAGCGAGAAATCAGCAAATAACTTCCAGAAAAAAACCGAGAGGATATGGAAACGTTGGTCGCCGTATGCCGATGCGGGAGAACGTATGGACTTCTACGAAATTCAACAGCTGGTGGATAGGCAGATCCTTGAAAACGGCGAGGCGATAATCGTTCCATTGATGTTGAAAGATAAAAGCAGGCCGTATTCATTGGCCCTGCAGTTGATAGAGTCGGACAGGCTTAACACGCCATCCGATAAAAGAAGCGATAAATCAATCAGGTCTGGCGTAAAGATTGGCGAAAAGGGCGAGCCGATTTCTTATTTCATTCAAAAGACACATCCTGGAGATATCAACCATAGGACAAGAGAAGAAGCAAGGCAGTACGTAGAAATTCAGGCTAAAGGCGAATATGGCAGAAAGAATATTTTTCATTTGTATTATGTCTCACGGTCCGGCCAGACCAGAGGTGTTCCCTTCTTTGCTCCCGTGTTGACTTATTTCAAAGATTTAGCCGAGTATGCCGAGGCAGAGCTTGTTGCCGCACGTATTGCGGCATGCTTCTCGCTTTTTATAACTTCGGAGTCATCGATGGATGTAGCAGTTAATTCTGCATATGAGAAGAACGCATCCGGGCAGATGGTAGAGTCATTAGAGCCTGGGATGATTAAACACCTTATGCCTGGTGAATCTATCACATCATTTAATCCGCAGAGGCCAAGCGCGACATTTGAGCCGTTTGTCGACAGGATCTTAAAGGCAATATCTGCGGCACTGGGCCTTCCTTACGAGCTGGTTGCAAAAGACTTTTCAAAGACAAATTATTCAAGCGCCAGGGCAGCTCTTCTTGAGGCCAGAAGATATTTCAAGGTCAGGCAGGAATGGTTGGCTCAAAAGCTCTGCCAGCCTGTTTGGGAGATGCTTTTGGAAGAGGCTTATTTAAGAGGGGAATTGAAAGCTAATAACTTTTATGGGAAGCGGCTTGATTGGGTTAGGGCGAGATGGATAGCTCCTGGCTGGTCCTGGGTGGATCCGCTTAAAGAGGTTAAGGCATCCAAAGAAGCTATCGCAGGAAACATTTCAAGCTTGGCTGACGAGGCGGCGGGACAAGGCAAGGACTGGGAAGAGATTTTAGAGCAAAGGGCTAGAGAAGAACAGAAACGAAAAGAGCTTGATCTTCCGGAAACAACCACCAACTCAAAAACTCCCGCAGAAGATGAAGAAGAAAAAAAAGAACAGACGAAACAAGAACAAGAGGTTAGAGAGATATTGAAAGACGCCGAAGAAGTTGCGAGGAAGAACGAGAAATTGAGCGGCGAGCTTGCGAAGATGGGAAAAGACAACAGCACTTTAAAAGAAGAACTGACTAATATAAAAACCAAACTGGAGAAGGTTTTGATCAATGGATAAAAAGCAAGCCCTTTTAGAAAGAAACAAAATCAGCAAATTATTAGGCACTGAAACACAGGACGATAATTTGGAGAGGAATATTTTTCTGCTTCAGTCTTTGGATAGGCAGAAAGATATCGTCAATATCATCAGCAAGGTTTATGTACTGATAAAAGAAGGACAGCCGGACTCCAAGGCATTTAAAGATATCAAGAATGAGATAAGCGGATTAGCAGAAACATTGGACAAATACCAGCAAGCATTCAGCAAAGAGCTTAAGGTGTTTGTCAGCAATTTCCCGCCCCCTGCCGGAGAGGTAAGAATATCCAATGCGGAAGATTTCAAGCATGAACACCCCAAGGAGATAAGGGTTTCCAATTTAAAAGAGATAAAACCCGAAAAACACCCCAAGGAAGTAAGCATCAAAAAGCCTCTCTGGTATAAAGAGTTCGATTTTAAGAAATTGTTCAAATTCGCTAAAGATTCAAACGAGAGTATTTTTAAGCAGGTCAAGACAACTATTTTCAAGAGTTTCATTAAGAACTTAAAGCCTAAAGAAGCAATACCTGTCAGGCTGGTAACGGAAGATGGCGAGAAATTTTATCGGGCTGGGAATGTTTATGTCGGGGGCGGAAGTGACGGCGCCATTTTAACCGAGTTGAGAAAGTTAATCGGCTTTGAAATCCCAGCTTACGATTATATCGCTTTGACGTATGTATCTTCCGGCGATGGCGAGGGTGAAATCGAAACAGTGACTTATAAAACCGGCGGAGCTGGCGGTACCACGGTTGCAGTCTTGGCTTTGACTTATAACTCGGATGACGAAATCGCCACCATAGCAAGGACCTGATATGTCGATGAAATTCAATCCAACTACGGCAAAACTGGATATTGTGCGGGCAAAAGCAAAAACTGCCGGAGCTTTAATCTTTGACATCGATTTTAATAACAGCGCTCAAGAAGACATCGTGATCCCGCTTGACTGTGTAAAAGAAATACTAAGAGCCAGATTATACATCGATGAAGACCCAGGGGCGCCGTTTGAAGCGTGGGCAACCTATACCTTTTACAATAAAGCCGTCAAGAAAGGCGAAGACGCATTCTACAGAACGGCCGCCAAACTGGTTTATACCGAACTAGAAGTGGCTACGACGGGAGCGGATGCGAACATTACGCCAGACGATCACACGGATTTTAATCCTAATGATTTGGCTTTGATTTTAGATGGTTTGGAATTTATCAGATTGCAAACGATAGCCGACACAATGATTGCCGAAGATACTATCGGGGTTCACCCGATTGACGCAGGACTGGTGAGAGTATCAGAGTTCAGCGGCTTCTCGTTATTCAATAATGAAGCCGGGAAAGAAGTTTATCTGCGGATTAGTTTTGCCAACCCGCAGACAGTCAGCTTGAAGCTGGAGTTAATTTTAAGGAAGTAATATGAATAAATACTGGGTAGGCACAACCCAATATTGGCACGACGATAATAATTGGTCTTTAACAAGCGGCGGTGCTGGCGGTGCAGGCATTCCAACCGCAATCGATGATGTCTTCTTTGATGCTAACGGCAATGACCTTATATGGTTTACTCCGGCTTTTGAATGCAGGAATTTAACCTTTGAGGCAACGGCATCAAGTAAATTTTTTATCTTTGAACAAGGCGGAATAATTAATGGCGATTTTTTACAAGAGGCAGGTTATTTCGGGGGAACTGGCGGCGGTGGTTATGTATTGGAATTTAAGGGCAACTGGGAAAGTCGAGGCGGCACATTTGCAATCGGTACTGGGACAGGCATAGACCTAACCTGTTTGTTTTCTGGGACAGATAAAACATATCAGTTGAATCAAGTGGGGGCGGCGGCATATCAAAATTTCGGCGTGACTGGAAGCTATACATTTTCAGGAACAAGACTAGTCGTTGCCAATATAGCCCAGAAAATCAGCGTCACTGGAACAATAACTATTGCTTCTGGGAAAAGGATCGATTTAGACGGGGCTAATGCAGGATTCGATGTATTTACTGGAACAATAAACGGCAATGGAAGATTTAGATATAGTTATAGGAATACCAGCGTCATGCCTGCCACAGGAACTATCTCAGTCAAGTATTGGCTGTTCAGTTTGCAAGATGCTCTGGCAGTATTAAATCCAAGAACTTATGAATCCTCATGCGAGGTTGAAATTGAATATAATAACGACGTTCAGACTTTTAGATTGGACGCAAGCGCAAGGCATTATTTTTTAGGGAAATTAACTATTTTGTGTGATGAAACTTCGGTTAATACTGCCGAATTTGATTGTGCTACCAATAATGCAGAAATGTGGATTGGTGGAAAATTCGATATTTACAAGGATGCTTTTCCCAATGCAACTTTTACGATCAAGTTTGGAAATGGAATACATGTCTTTAGAGGAACAGTGGATTTTTATTTTTCTTATACTTCTCTAACGACTCATTTGGTTGTGGACGCTGGAAAGGGAACGATTATTCTTTATCCCAAAGGCCGTCAGCTTATACCACTACCATAGAGGATTTGTTATGCCGATTGAACCTGTACCTTTATTAAATATTCAGTATCGTTTGAGTAGAGTTTATTCTGCCGGAGTTGAGCTTCAAACCTACAACAGAATAATTTTATTTAACGAAAATTTTACATCACGTTCGGCTTATTTTGTTGAAGGGTTCAATGCTTTCGAATTTATCATAGAAGGCTATCGAGCAACTTGGAGTTTTAGAAAACAAACGCTTACCCCGCAAATGATTTATGATTTCGATAGATTTAAAGTTATTGGCAGTGAAATGTATTTACTAACTATTCGTTCTCGATTGAGTTTAACCCCTGCCCCATTCGGGTTAAAGGTAAACGAAGAACATGATGTGTTTAGTTGTAAACTTCGGGACGTTGATGCTTCGTGGGGAGAGCAAATCGATGCTTACAATTCAACTCCTTTGTCAAGCATAACCAATATTGAATTTTACGATCGGGATGTCAGAAGCGTAAACAGGCAAAGAAACATTTTAGGCGAGCGGGCAAAGATATCGCCGACGCCAGCACCCGAGCCTTTAACGGAAATGTTATTGGAAAAAGTATAAATAAAAAGGGGGATAAATATGCCATATAAAACCGAAAAGATACCGAAAGCGGCTTTGAAGTTCAAGGAAGAAGATGTGCCTGTTGAGATTCTATCATCGCAGGAAGGAGAAAAAACAAAGAAGCGGAAATTCAGTATGATCGCCCATAGCGGGAAGATTATGCTTAACCACTGGCTCTGGGGAAATCTGGCAATAGATTTATCCGGGGTTTCAATCGGCCGGAAGAAAAAGCCAGCGTTAAGGGAACACAATTCCAATCGCATCGTTGGCTGGACAGAAGGCATTAACATAGATGAAAAAAGAGGTATTGTTGCTGAGGGTATCTTCTCGGGAAAAACAGAAGACGGCATACAGGCTCTGGAACTCGCTGATGAAGGCTTCCCCTGGCAAGCTTCTATTTACATCCCTCCTCTTGCAATCGAGAGAGTAAAGGATGGGGAAACAGCCGAAGTTAACGGCAGGAAGATTAAGGGGCCTGGAACAATATTCAGAAAATCGATATTGAGAGAGGTTTCTTTTTGTGCTTTGGGGGCTGATGAGAATACCTCAGCAAGCGCTCTTAAGGATAAGAGCGATAACATAGATTTGGATGTCGAGATCATAGAAAACAAAAAGAAGGAGGTGGATAACATGGAGCTTACTGATTTAACACTGGAGATGCTAAAGACCGAGAGGTCTGATTTAGCCGAAGTCCTTTTAAAAGAAGGCAAGGAATCCGGAGCTAAGGAGAACCTGGATGCAGGAGTAAAGCAGGAGCGTGAAAGGGTCCTTTCTATCTTGAAAGAGGCTAAGGGCTTCGAAGGGATGGGCGATGTTGCCAATGAGGCCATAGAAAAAGGCGACAGCGTTGAAACTGCAGTCGGCAAGTTCAAGGACAAGAGGCTTGCAGAGCTGGAGAAAAATGCGCCTTCCAACCTTGGGCCTAATGCTGACGATCCTGAAAAAGGTGCTAAGAGCCATATTGACAGGGCAAAGGCCTATCAGGCAGAGCATGGCGGAAGCATGACCGAGGCTTTAAAGGCGACGGCAGAGAAAATAGTAAAGAAATAACGGAAGTTACTTTCAAAAAAGGAGGAATAAAAATGTCACAGCAAACAGAAAATGGTTTAAAGACCTTTACGGCGGGAGAAGTATTGGAGGCTTATCGCCGGGTAAAGTTGAGCGCTGGAAGTGGTACTCAGGTCGAGTATGCTGATTCGGATGAGGCTTGTATCGGCATTACCCAGAAGAAAGCCGAGGCTGTCGGAGATATGGTAACCCTTGCATTGGTTACTACCGGCAGGACTTTCAAGGTTACCGCCAATGAGGCAATGGCGGCCGGAGCTCCTATTTACGCAGGGGCCGATGGTAAGGTTCAGGATACGGATCCGGGTGCAGGAACAATTAGAGGTACTGCGCTTGAGGCTACGACAGCAGATGGGGACATCATAGAAGCGATTATGAGTTCTTAAGAACGGGATGTTAAAAGAGAGTTTAAAAATTGTGTTTGAAAAAAAGGAGGGATAAAAATGGGCGTAGAATATTCAGGAACTCATGCAAAACCGCGCCTTGAGTTAGGCGTGGCGGTTATGGAGTATGTTGAGCAGGCGAAAGAGTTTATCGGTTCGTTTTGTTTACCTATCTTCAAGACCAAAAAGAAAGAGTCCTCTTTCTCGGCTATCACCAGGGCAAGCATAACACGGGACGCTGACACCAAGCGTGCGCCGCGCAGCGCATACAACCGTGATGGGTTCGAGGCAAAGGATCTTTCTTATAAGTGCGAAGAGCACGGTCTTGAGGGAGCATTGGATGACGGTGAAAGAGAAATGTATGCGTCTGACTTCGATGCAGAGCTTATAACATCACAGATTACGGCCCGCCGGTTAATGCAGGCGCAGGAGCGAAGGGTTGCAGAGCTTCTTTTCAATACGACAACTTGGACAGGTGCGGATCTTTATACGGATCACTCTGCGAATCCGTGGGATGACATTGCAACTGATGTTATCGGCCAGATTCGTGCGGCAAGAGAAAAAGTACGGGCAAACTGCGGGATTGATCCCAGTGCGCTTATCTGCAATAAAGCAAACATCGACCGGTTGATGGATAATACCGGGATTAAGGATTCGATCAAGTACGTTGCTCGTTTGACGGAAGCAGAGATCCTTAATGCTCTGGCTGACATTTTGGGATTGAAGAAGATAATTGTCGGGAAGGCAATTTACAACAGCGCCAAAGAAGGCCAGACTTTCGTAAGCGCTGACATCTGGAATGATGATTATGCCATGATCGGTGTAGTTGCCGAAGACGGTCAGAATTTAATTCTGCCCAGCGTGGGAAGGACCTTCTTGTGGGTGGCTGATTCACCTGATAATGCCACGGTTGAGTCGTATCGAGACGAAAAGCATCGTAGCGATATCTTCCGGGTACGTCAGAATGTCGACGAGAAAGTCATCGACAAGTACTTTGCTCATTTGCTGAAGGTAGACGCATAATCGGTCTTTTGACTTTTAACTCTTGGTTAAAAACAAGGAGCGGTTATGGGAAAAGAGTCTATCCGTATAGTCTTGACTGAGCAGAAAGACATTGGCGGGATAGTCAGAAATCCCGGGTATGTTCTCTTAGAGGGAGTGTGTCCGGAAAAGATGACCGTTGATGATGTGGGAGAGTCTATTCGCCTCGGTCAGGTTAAGGTTGTAAAATCCAAGAACGATAGTGAGGAGGCTCCTTGAGTAAGGGGCCTTTTTACTTTTTAAAGGAATAATCTATGAGCCTTAAAGATCAGTTTCCTCTTGATGTAATTGATTGCTTTTTAAATACTGCCGAATTCGCAGAGGTAATTACCTATACGCCCGAAGGTCAGTCGGCGAAAGATATCAACGCTATTGTGGTGCGCGACAGGCTCGAGCCGGGGAGCGAAGACCAAGGCAGAGGTTTGCAGAATCAGGCGGAGATTTATATTGCTAACGATGCAACAGAAGGCGTTGCATCCGTGGATAAAAAAGACGATCGCATAACCTTAAACGATGTTGAAGGAACGAGCCGTGAGGCACGCATCATCGAGGTTTTGCATAAAGACGAAGGCGCATGGCATTTACTCGTGGGATGGTGATCTATGAGATTGATGGCGGAAGTTGATATGAGAGCGCTCGATAGGGCGATAAAGATTGCGCCGAAAGTATTGAAGTTCGAGCTTGGCGACGGCATGGACCGTATCAGTAAAGGATTCTTAAAGAGATTCAGGCAACGGAGGCTTCAGGGGCCGCCTGGCGTTCGTGGTGCGTCAGGCTATGGGCTTTTCGGCACATTTAAAAGAGTATCTCTTGTATCCCCTACCATAGAAGGCATGGGCATGCAGGTTTATTCGGATTCGAAGATTGCCAAGCTCCATGAAACAGGCGGAATCGTCAAGGACCCAAGCGGCGGCAGGATGGCGGTCCCTTTGTCTGCAAGAAGTCAGATGTTTACTCCAAAAGGAAAGCTACGAGGAAAGTATAAAAAGCCTCGACAGTTGAAGAATGTGGAGCCGATGAGATTCAAAGGACAGACTTTTCTTGTAAGAGTGAAAAAACGGGCCGAGAAGATATTACCTTTATACGTACTAAAGAGATCGGTGCGGTTGAAGCCGCGGTTAGGATTTTATAGAGTATGGGATAGTTTGGCAAATTACAGGATCGAGATTCTTAATAAGAAAATAGAAAATGCTTTGAGGAAAATTTAATCATGGAAACGGTAAGAGAAAGAATAATGGCGAACATCAAAACGACGCTTGAAGGTGTAACAATCGCCAATGGTTACAATTTCGATTTTACTGCCGACACTGTCCAGAGATGGTCAATGCATGGCAATAGATTGGTCGACCTTCCCGCTGTTGTAATAAGCCCGGGTGATGAAGAAGAAAAAGGATCGCCCAATCCTTTTGAGGAATGCTATTTGATTGTTTATCTTGATGTATTTTTCGTAAATGACGAAGGTGATGCTGTAGTCACAGACACCTATTTAAATAGATTGCAGGGCGATATGAAAAAAGCAATTTTAGAAGATCATACTCGTGGAGGTGAGGCAATAGATACGGACGTTTTGGGAACGACTCCGTTTGAGACGACGGAAGGCCAGCCTTATGCAGGGATAATAATGGAGCTGGGCATAAGGTATCGTCATTTAAGGTCCGACCCAACCGCAAAGAATTAAAGGAGGGATGAATTATGTCAATGCTAATACGTAAAAGGCAGTTAGCGGCTAAGATCGAGAGTGTTGAAGGCACAGCCGAAGTTTTGGCGGCCGCAGATGCAGGGCTGTTGGTTAATTTTACGCCTAAGGCGAATTATGACCCGCAGATGTATCAAAGGAATCCTGTGCGCTCTTCGCTTACCAAGATGGGCAAGCTAACCGGTAAGCGTTCGGCAGGCCTTGATTTCAGTATCGAGTTGAAAGGATCGGGTTCATTAACAACAGAGCCAGAATGGGCAAAGCTGATTAAGGCATGCGGCTTTGAGATTAACACTCTCGAGAAGATTACCATAGGTGCTGTCACCGCAGGTCCGTTCCAGCATGGTGAAACGATAACCGGTGCGCCAAGCGGTGCAACCGGCCGGGTAGTGATAGAAACCGCAGACGGTACCACTACTCTCTATTTCGTTACCTTGACAGGTACGTTTGCGGATGCTGACACAATAACGGGTGGTACTTCCGGGGCAAGCGCAACGGCAGGTTCGGATCCTTCCGATGCCGGATATGAGATAAAGCCTATCAGCAGTTCGGTCCCTTCATTGACCATGGGATTGTATGAAGACGGCATAAGGAAGCTTCTTAAAGGATGCCGCGGAACAGCTAAGTTTAACTTTATGATAGGCGAACCGGCAACAGTGGATTTTAGCTTCAGGGGAGTCGAAGCGGGAGTTTCAGACCTAGCATTACTTACGGGGATTACTTACGACGATGTGGTTCCGCCGGTTCTCTTGAATGCAGTGATGTCATGTGATGGGGTTTCTCTGAATCTTGGAGAGATGGATATCGATGTCGCCAACACACTGGCTCCAAAGGATAAGATTGACGATGCAAAAGGTATTTTATCTTTTATGATCACCGAGCGTGATACGCAAGGATCGTTTAATCCTGAGATGGTGCTGGTGGCAACACATGATTTTTATGACAAGTGGTTTAGCAATACGCCTATGGTTCTTGATATGGCCTATGGTTCCGTAGACGGCAATAAGATCAGGGTTTATGCCCCAAGCATTATCTATAACAAAGTAGATGATGCTGACCGTGACGGCATACAACTTGCTCAGACGGCGTTCGATGTAACCGGTTCGATGGAGCCGGGAGACGATGAGCTGGCTATTTTACTTCTCTAAAAGAGCGTATCAAACAAAGGAGGTTTTTTATGTTAACGGGAATCGATGTTAGTGCCACTAGAAAATATGTATCGAAGCTTGATCCAGACAAAGATAGTCCTACGGTTTTTCATATTGGATTTCTGGATCCAGCGTTAAGGGCAGAGATAGACGATGACTCATCTAGTTATGAGATGAGTTCTACGAATCCAAACGATAAGGCGAAGGTAAAACTTAACTGGAATAAGCGCCAGATTACGGCCATCAAGTTCGGGGTTAGAAGCCTGGAGAACTTCTTGGATCCTCAGACTAAAAAAGCAATTGAGTTTAAGTGTGAGACTATTCGCTATGCCGGTAAGATGAGGGATTGTGTGCCGGATAGGATTATTGCGATGTTTCCGAGCGAGCTTAGGCAGGAGCTTTCGGAGGTAATATTGGATGAGTCCAAGCTTTCGGAGAATGAAAGAAAAAACTAATAGTGGCGGTTCATCTGGGCGATCTTACAATGAACTGCCGGAGCTGTTTATCGGGGAAGAAGATTCAATGCGAGTTTGAGATACCGGGACAAGAGATTTGGGAGCTAAACGGCGAGCAGTATAAAGGATGCCCTTTTAAAATCGTCACACGGCAAAGTGCGAATTTTCTAAGGGCATTTAATTTTTATGAACATGGCTATTTGCCAAACCCAGGCGGTTGGATCGAGCAATCGGCAAAGATGCTGGACGCCTTTGAGGTAATCGAGAAAGAACGCCGATCAATAGAAATTGAAAAAGAACGGAAAAGGAATTTATTCAGACGATGACAAATAAAGAGCTATCTATAATCTTAAGGCTTCGTGATGAAGCTTCAAAACGCCTTCAGGGAGTGCGTGGTAACCTGCAGAGGTTCGCCAACTTCTGGAAGAAAAACTGGCTTGCGATCACTGCGGCTATTACCGCAAGCATCATGGCTCTTCGTAAAGCCTGGGAGATGATGGAGCTTGGCGCCAAGGTAGAACAGCAGAAACAGGCCTTTGAAAACCTTGCATCTTCTCTCGGCATGAGTTCGGAAAAGATAATAAAAGACTTGCGTAAAATGTCTGGTGAGACCATGTCTACCGCAGAGATTATGGGGAAGGCCTCTCAGGCAATGATCTTGGGGATCGACCCGACTAAATTAGCCAAGATGATGGAAATATCACGCGCATCAGCTCGGGCGTTTGGCAAAGACGTGGGCTTTATGTTCGAGAGTATTGCTATTGGTGTGGGCAGACAATCCAAGCTTATCCTGGATAACTTGGGGATTATCGTGAGCGCGGGAAAGGCATATGATACGTACGCAAAATCAATCGGCAAATCAACCAAAGAATTAACCGAAATGGAAAGAAAACAGGCCTTCTTAAACGCTACGCTTGAAGCTGGTGACAGGATCCTCAAACAGATAGATACTTCTACGATGACGAACTTGGAAAAAATGCAAAGGTTAAAAGCGCAATGGCAAGATTTTGCGGTAAAGATAGGACAGGCCATGTGGCATGTGCTGGGATTTATACAGGGTTTCATGAACCAGCTTGTAGCAGGCTTCTTTCAGCTGTTAGAGGTAGCGACTACGGTATTTCAGAAAATGCTGGTGCCTTTAATAAAGTTATATGAGTTGCTGGGCAAACTGCCCGGGAAAGTCGGCGAGGCATATAGGCAGGCAGGAGAAAGCGTAAAGAAGTTATCCTCTGACATGGAATTGAATAAGAAAGCCTTTGAGATGGCGTCGATAGAAAGCGCAAAAGTCGCTATGGAGCAGTACGACCTTGTGTTTGCCAAGGTAAAAGAAACCGGAGATAACACCGCACAGATTTTGAAGGACGTGGCCAAGCAGGTTGGCGAGAACGCAAAGGAAACGGCGAAGCAGTTTAATGCTATGGAAGAGTTTGCCAAACAGTCGGCACGTAATATGCAGAACGCTTTTTCTCAGTTTTTCTTCAAGGCGTTCACGGGTGAGTTAAGGAATCTAAAGGAAATATTCGCTAGTTTCGGAAGAGCGGTGTTGCAGATGATAGCGAATATCCTGGCGAAATTACTTTTGATTAAACTCTTTACGGCTATGGCCGGGCCCGGGGGCAAGATCTTCGGGGTGGGTGTTGGAGCTTTGTTTCATCATGGTGGAATGGTTAGAAGGCATCAAGGCGGACTTATAAGGGCGCATGGCGGGCTTTCACCGGATGAGGTGCCGATCATTGCTCAGACCGGAGAAGGAATATTGTCAAGACAAGGTGTGAGGGCTTTAGGCGGATCGGATAATCTAAAAAGCCTTAACAGGGGAGAACAGGCAGGCGCAGGCGGAGTGACGATAAATATCAATCAGGTTATTCGGGCATGGGACGCGCAGGATGTATGGCGAAACAGAAAAGCGTTGTCGAATGCTATTGCCGACGACATTTACAATAACGGAAAGATCCGGTCGGTTATCAGGAGTTACACATGAGCGATTTTAATTATACGCCAGACTTTACGGTCGATGAAACGGTTCAGTATAAGACGCTTGTTTCCGAGTTCGAAAATGGAGTTGAACAGCGCAGGCGCAAATGGGCGAACCCTTTGAGAAAGTGGACGTTGAGGTATAAGCACAGGACAAAAACCGAAATGGAAAATGTCAGGGATTTCTTTATGGGTAAGTACGGGGCGCTTACATCATTCACCTGGACAAATCCCAATGACTCTGTGGAGTATACAGTCAGGTTTGTCGAGGATAGCTTTAAGTTTGTTTTAAAATCATATCAGACCTATGACTTTGAATTCGATTTTATAGAGGTGAAATAATGCCGAGGGACATTGATTCGACATTTAAAACAGAAAAAGCCAAACAGGAAAATCAGCCGATTTTTTTATATACCATTGAAGATTACGATGGTGTCAGTGATCTTCATCTTGCCGGATACGATACGGATATCACTTATAATTCGGTTCTTTATTCGAAGTTCCCCATAGCCCATGAGTTTATAGGCGAGAACAACCAGGGGCAGATCGACCAGGTCAAGGTTAGGCTGGCTAACGTGTCGAGACTTATCCAGTCGTATCTTGAACAGTATGATTTCAGGGGCAAAAAAGTCACTATCCGTATGGTGTGGGCTAATCAGTTGGCTGATCCAGACGCATACATAGATGATATCTTCTATATCGATAACTATGTGGCAGACCAAAATAATGTCGAGTTTACCCTAACAGGTAAGTTTGACGTGTTAGGAGTGGATCTTCCAGCACGCAGATATACCAGGAACTATTGCGCGTGGAAATTCAAATCAAGCGAATGCGGATATTCGGGAGGCGAAACGTCGTGCAACAAGACACAGCAAAGATGCAAAGAGATAGGAAATTACTCGAGGTTCGGAGCTTTCCCTTCGGTGCCGACAGGACGGATATACATCATGTAGAGAAGCTTATCATCGATAAGTATCTGGGTATTCCTTATAAGCACAGGGGCCGGGAGATAGCTGGCCTGGATTGCTGGGGATTCTTGAAATTCGTATATGCGGACCTGGGTTTTAAATTGTTTGACATCGATGATCTGGAGTATGGTCAGGCATGGGGCCTTCGCAATAAAGATTATTTCAAGGAGAATTACGTTAATGACTGGGATAAGGTCGAGGTTTCCGAAGTATTGGACGCGGTGTTATTTTTAAACTCCCGGGGAGTGGCAAATCATGCCGGTGTTGTTTTTAAGAGCAGGAAGTTTATTCATTGCTGCCGGGCAGGCGTGATTGTGTCGAGGCTGGATGATGAGTCTTGGAAGAAAAGAATCGAAGGTTTTTATAGATTAAGGAATAAGGCATGGTAACTATACGCAATATCGAAAATCCTTTTAAATTAGACCAAGCGGAAATCAAAGAGGTCGATTATTCACGAAGCGAAACTATCCGCAGTCTGCTGGATAAGTCCGGGTTCGATTATAAGGATAAGCGGGTTATTGTCACAGGCAAAAAGATTAAGGATCTCGATGTCCGGGTTGAGCAGGGCGACGAGATAACTGTTATCCCCGAAGTTAAGGCGCCGGTAATAGCTGTTGTTTCCTGGATTGTATCGGCCATAGCGGCATATGCGATAGCCCATCCGTTTATATTTGCTTTCTTTGTACTATCCTTAGGCTACTCGATTTATCAATACATGAATCAGCCAAAAATGGCTGATTTTAATTTGGGATCCGCTGGATTGGATGAAGGCTCACCCACATACGGATGGGATGGCGTTCAGACGATACAAGAGGTCGGAGTGCCGGTTGCGGTCGTTTACGGAGAGCATAAGATCGGCGGCAATATCATAAACCAGTTTATACGTGACGATGGAGATAAACATTATTTGAATGTACTCTTGGCTTTATGCGAAGGTGAAATCGAGGCGATCGATGATATCGAAATCAACAATAATTCAATCGATAATTTTGACGGCGTTGACACAGTCAAGCGTTACGGCACGAATGACCAGTCATTAATCGAAGATTTCGAGGATCTGCATAATCTTTATACGGTCAACGTAAGTCTTCTAAAGGACAACCCCCATGTTTATGAAACGGTTGATTCGGATATCGAAGGCTTCGAGATTCTTTTAAGGTTGAACAATGGGCTATATCAACAGAGTTCTGGCGGCGGGATAAACAGCTGGAGCGTAACTTATAAGGTGGAATACAAACTGCATGTAGACCCGACTTATATAGATTTGGGTGAAACGACTATTTCCGATAATTCCCGCTCCCCTGTCAGGAGAACTTTCAGGAAAACAGGGCTTACTCCCGGACAGTATGATATTCGGGTGACAAGGACATCTGATGACAGCTCCCTCGACCCTTTAAAGCAGGGTGATTTGACCTGGTATCAATTAGATGAACTCAAAACCGACAGTCTTAATTATCCAAACATAGCGTTATTAGGATTGAAGCTTTTGGCGACAGATCAGCTTTCCGGCGGCATGCCTAATATCACGACTGTCGTTAAAGGTAAAAAAGTCCTCGTTCCTAATATCTTAAATGGCGCAACTCCTGTTGATTGGGAAGATTATTATTGGGATGGGTCTGATTATAGATTGTTGGCAGACGATACACTGCTTTCCTGGGACGGCTCAACCTATGTCGAGAAATACTGCGCCAATCCTGTATGGTGCTTGAAAGACTTTATAACAAACGCCCGGTATGGGTTAGGCGAGTTTATATCCAGCGGGAGCTTAGATGTTGTTTCATTATTGGAAATGTCACGGTATTGTGAAGAAAAACTTGAGGACGGAGCGGGCGGATATGAGAAGCGGTTTAGAATGGACGTCGTGATCGATTCCAATACAAAGGCGTTGGACGTTTTGATTCAGTTGTGCGCCACGTTCAACGCTATGCCGGTATATAGCGCAGGCGGGATATCATTTAAGATCGATAAAGAGGCAAATCCCACGCAGTTATTCAGCATGGGAAATATCATCAAAGATACTTTCGTTCAAAGTTGGAAGACGTTAAAAGAAATTCCTAATGTAATTGAGATTCAGTTTATGGATAAGGATAAAGGATATCGGCAGGAAACAATAGCATATATCGATGAGGACGCCCTGGCGGATGGGGATCCTATGCGCAAGAGCCAGGTTAGGCTATTTACTACAAAAGCAAGCTATGCTATTCGTGCAGGCAGATATGCATTGAAGGTTGCTAAGTATATCAATAGATCTATTTCGTTTAAGGCCGGGATAGATGCGGTTGCCTGCCAGGCAGGAGATGTTATCTCGGTTTCGCACGATGTGCCTCAATGGGGGTTTTCGGGCAGGGTTCAGGCAGGCTCGACAACAACGCTGGTAAAGCTGGACCGGACGATGGTGATCGAAGACGGCAAGTCCTATAAGATTCAGGTCAGGTTTTCCGACGATACCATAGAAGAGCAATCTATCACATCTCCCACAGGGAGTTATACAGAGGTGGAGTGTACGGCGTTTTCGGCCGCACCACAGGCTTTTGATGTATATGCGATTGGCGAAACGAACAAAATCAAAAAGGATTTCAGGGTTGTATCTATCCAGAGGGAAGGCAAAGACGAAGTTCAGATATCGGCTTTGGAATACAACGAAAATGTTTATGACGATAGCGATGTAATCATACCGGACAATAACTATTCTTCTTTGGACTTTACCATTCCTTTGGTTTCGAATGTAGTGCTGACAGAAAGAATTATTACCTTAGCAGACGGCACGATAGAAAACACAATAGATGTATGTTTTGAGCTTCCCGATTTGGGCGCCTCGGAATTGATGAACAGGTTCAAGGGGGTTAACGTTTATTATTCGGACAACGACGGTTTGAATTGGTATTACGTAGGATACACCGAAGGCAGTAGCATGTCGATAATCGGCAATATAGAGATCGGCTCGACTTATAAGATTTGTGTGACAAGTGTATCTTACGATGGCCAGGAAACAGCAAAGCCCGATTCTCCCACTGCCGAGATTACCATTACCGGTAACACTACGCTACCCAATGATGTTTCGAATTTTGCTTATACTTTTTTGAATGAGATAGTCTTTTTCTGGAATGAAATCCCGAATATGGATTTGGCTGGCTACGAGATCAGGACGGAAGACGCAAATTGGGGAACGCAGAGTGCCGCCCTCATATATAGCGGGCTGGCAAACACATTCACGATCGTTACGCCATCATCAAGAAGCCCAGGCACGTATTATATCAAGGCCTATAATACGTCCGGCAACTATTCCGAAACAGCGCAGTCCGTAACGCCGACAAACGCGGCTCCTTCTACGCCGACCATAGCGGCTACACAGTGGTTCGGGTTTGCGAAAATAGAATGGTCTGATGTTAGCGACGAGGACTTGAAATATTACGAAGTCTATAAATCTCCCACCAATGTTTGGGGAGGTGAGGAAGCTTTAGAGGCAAAGGTTCCCGGCACAGCGGCAACGGTTCAGGGTAATGCCCCGGTTGACGCCAAGGCTGATGCGGCGGATGCGACAAGCATTACAGACGCGGATATAGCTGGCTATGGCACTGATTATTTTGTCGGCGATGTGATTGTCCAGACAAGCGGTACTTATAAAGATCAGGAAGCAGTAATCACAGCCTACAATAATTCGACAGGGCAGGTTTCAGTGGCTTCCTGGCCGTCTGGCACGCCCGATGTCGATGATGAGTTCGTCATAAAAGACAGGGCTTACTATAAAGTAAGAGCGGTAGACACTTATGGGCCCGGGAGCTTCTCTTCTGCTGTTACGATAAACTTTACACCTTTAACCGAAGCGGAAATAGGCGACGCTATAATATCGGCAAGAAAGCTTATTGCGGGAGAATTGATTACTTTATCTGCTCAGATAAAAGACCTTATTGTCACAAATGCAAAGATCCTTAATTTGGATGGGAGTAAAATCACAGCAGAATCTATAACGCTTTCCAAACTAGCAAGCGATGCTATCCCGCCTAAGACGTATTATCAGGATGCGGAGCCTACCTCTGGCATGAATGATGGGGATTATTGGATAGATACTGATGATGAGAATAAACTTTACATCTACCAAGATAGCGCGTGGGAAGTAGTATCCGAGAGCGGCGGCGGCGGAGGTATAACCGTCTTTCGACAAGACGCCATTCCTACCGCTTTAGCCACAGGTGATTTATGGATTGACACTGACGACGGAGACAAGATGTACCGTGCTACTAATCCAGGCGATGATGAGATAATTGCAGGAGAGTGGGAATTGATAGATGCGGCTACTGCGACAGGCTGGGCGCATGGCTCTGATATTACAAAG